GGCAGACCCGACCATCCTTGCGGAGAAGGTAGAGAAGTACCTCGCTGCAGGTAAGACCATAACAACAATCCCGCGCGGTGCCTCGGGGGTGATACTTGCCCCAATGGGTATCAAGCGGACCGGATTTAAAGGAGCGAAGAAATGAGCCAGTTTTGCAAAATGTACGGCTGCCCCAATCCCAACCTGCCAGAGCAAGAGTATTGCGATACGCATTACCTACGCCCCTACACAGAACACCTACACCCCAAGAAGCGCTTACTTACGGCAGGAAGTATCCTGCAAACAGCAGCTAAACACATGGAAGAACGGGCAGCGACATACGACCAGCTGCAGGGTGAGCGCAGCATCGGCAAGACAGTGACCATGTTCAATACCCTGACAGGCGCTGGGTTGACAGACGAGCAGGGCTGGCTGTTTATGACCTGCTTGAAGATGGTCAGGGCGCAGGCGGGTAGATACCGAGCGGACTCCTATGAAGATGGTGCGGCTTACTTCGCACTGGCAGGTGAGAGCGCAGCTCAGGAGCGGATATGAAAAGAACAAACAGGATATTCGTTGCTTACAACTCAATGATGTTTTTGGGGACTGAGTACCGCCATGCGTTATGTGCCTTAAAAATGGCTAACTGGGGGTACGCCCCCAAGTCCTGCACGATGTCGTACTACAACGTGTGCAAGGCCCGCTACCTGAACGCCATGTTGGCACTGCGGATTGCCTATACCTACCCGAAGGAGAGTGCGAAATGACAGCACTGATAATGTTTGTGGGTTTAACTATGACCATGCTCACCGGCCTTGCACTTGCCGGTGCGGCGGTACAAGGGGACAGGCGCCGGTTTAGGGATGACGTGCCTGACATTCAGGCAGAGCTGGCGTTGAACGCCAAGATTAGGGAGTTACAGGGTCTTAACCGGGTGGGCGACGAGCTGACGGAAAAGTATAAGACTGTCGAGCACGTTGGGCGAGTGCGGGAGAGTGGAAAATGAGCGACGACATACCGGTAATTGAATGCCAGCACGAAGGGTCGCAGTTTACTTTTAAGTGCGAGCATTGCGGGGAAAAACATTATCACGGGGCGGCAGCGGAAGGGCATAGAGTTTCTCACTGCTTCGCGTATCCAAGGGGGTATTTCTTGAAAAAGGCGAAGCCCCCCACAATGAACGACGACTACTGGTGGGTAACCGTGTACTGGCGGTGTACGAACTGGCAGGTAGGGTACATCTACGAGGACGGCAGGCCGTCCATCGGATTTGCCTGTGTAGACGAGGATCAGGACGAACCTCCGGCAGGGGCGAACGTCATTGGAGACCTCACGGACAAGGCACTCGGCGAACTGAAGGCTGAGCTCTACAAAGTAATGAAAGAGTAACGAGCACGAAACCCTCGGCCCACCATTAATAACGTAATGGGTGCGCAGTCACGGGGCCGGGGGCCTAATAACTAATAAGGACAATGAAGCGTGAAACTAATAGTAGGAGACTTTGAAACGTACTGGTCGCAGACACATTCGCTGTCTAAGATGAGTCCCATAGACTACGTGATGCACCCGGATACAGAAGTCATATCGCTGTCCCTAAAGATAGACGACGAGCCGACACGGGTGTGGTTTGGCGAAGCGGCCATACGCAAACGCTTACAAGCACAAGACTGGTCGGACGTGATGTTAGTCGCGCATAACATGTCAGCGTTTGACGCGATGCTTTTTGCTTGGCGTTTCGGGGTTAACCCAAAAGTGTGGGGGTGCACGCTGGCGATGGCCAGACCCCTGCACAGTAAGACCTGCGGGAACTCTCTAGCCAAACTGGTCGAGCACTACGGCCTTGGGGTCAAGGACAACACCGCCCTACTCAACACCAAAGGCAAGCACCTGTGCGACTTCACGAACACAGAACTGCTGGCGATGGAGGAGTACAACCGCGACGACACCGACCAGTGCCACGGCCTGTTCCAAGCATTGAAAAAGCACTACAACGCCGAAGAGCTATGGCAGATCGACAGCACGATACGTATGTTGGTAGAGCCGAAGTTCATGTTGAGCCGACAGGTACTGGATAAGGCACTCAGCGATGTCAGGATTCAGAAGCAGCAGGCGTTGGCGCAGATGGCGAGCGTGCTCTACGAGATGGAGGTAGATGACAACCCAGCGGTAGAAGAAGTTGTTCGCAGTAAGTTGGCGTCCACCGCGCACTTCAGTAAGCTGCTGCGGGCCAGAGGCGTCCGGGTACCCATGAAGCAGAGCCCATCAAACCCAGAGAAAAGGATACCTGCGCTGTCCAAGACAGACGAAGCGTTCCTTGCGTTGCAGGAGCACGAAGACCCGGTGGTTGCATTGGCAGCGAGCACGCGACTGGACGTTAAGTCGACAATACTGGAGACACGCCTTGAGACGTTTACCGCCGTGGGTAAAACACTTAAAGGCAAGCTGCCTATCCCACTGCATTACTGCGGCGCAGACACCACGGGCCGATGGTCTGGGTTCTTATACAACCCGCAGAATTTACCAAGCGTAAACCCGGATAAGCCCAAGCTGTCCGATGCGCTGCGCAAGTCAATGCGCGCCCCCAAGGGGTACAAGGTGGTGGTAGCCGATTTGTCCGGTATTGAGCTGAGGGTTAACCACTTTCTGTGGGAAGTTCCAAGTTCGATGGCGCTGTACCAAGCGTCCCCAGACAAGGCCGACCTGTACAAAGACTTTGCGCACAGGTTGTATAAGGTGAAGCTGGAGGAAGTAACAAAGCCGCAGCGGCAGATAGGCAAGGTCGCGCACTTGGGACTGGGGTTTGGAGCCGGGGGCGGCGCATTTCAGAAGGTTGCCAAGACCATGGGCGGCGTAGACTTGTCGTTAGAAGAAGCTCAAGCGATTACCACGCAGTGGCGTCTTGAGTATGAAAACATTGTGCTCGGGTGGCGCAGGTGCCATGAGATGCTACAATTCATAAGTCAGGAAGACCGCGTGGTTATTGACCCGTGGTCATTGATGGAGACATCTGCGGAGGGCATACACCTGCCATCTGGGCGCGTAATACGTTACCCCCTGCTGCGAGAAGAAGTTAATGAAAACGGTCGGAGCGAGTGGGTGTATGGTACTGACCGCCACCAAGCGAGAATATACGCGGGTAAGGTGACGGAGAATTGTGTTCAGGCGTTGGCGCGCGACGTCATTGCCGGTAACGCGTATCAGATGTACAAGCAGACTAAGCTGCGCCCGAGTTTGGCAGTGCACGACGAACTGGTTTACATAGTGCCCGAGAGCGACGCCGTTGCTGCGCTTGAAACGCTGCAAACAATAATGCGAACCCCGCCCAATTGGTGGCCGCAGTTGATAACGTGGTCCGAAGGCGACATCGCGGATAACTACGGGGACGCTAAGTGAAACGCAAACCGACCTACACGATTGGAGAGTTGGCTAGAATTCTAAATGTTAACCCCAAAACGTTAGATAGGAGAGTGCACGCCAGCGAAGAAAAACCAGCGGCAGTGGTGGCAGCACCATCAAGTGGATTTGGCGGTCTTTTGAAAGGTGGTAAGCATGGGCATAACAAACGATACGAGAAGGATTCTTTTCTTCGCTGGCATAATAGGAACTGGGTACAAACCGAACGTGCTCGGAAAAAAGCAATAAAGGTTGACATAAAGGAATATGAAAAATGAAGAAAAATCCAACATGGTCGTTCAGTGCCATTAAGTTGTTTGAGCAGTGCCCGAGGAAGTACTACCACCTCAAGATCAAGAAGGACGTTAAGGACGAGCAGCACGAAGCAGCGTTGTACGGTGAGCAGTTTCATGAGGCCGCAGAGTTTTATGTGTCCGACCAAGCTGAGCTACCCAAGCAGTTCTGGTTTGCCAAGAAGGCGTTGGACAAGCTCAAGGCGCTGCCGGGTGAGAAGCTGTGCGAGTACAAGATGGGGCTGACCGAAGACCTTGAGGCGTGCGACATGGATGACCCCAAGGTGTGGTGGCGCGGCATAGCCGACCTCAGTATCATCAACGGGACAAAGGCAAAGGTGCTCGACTATAAAGCGGGCAAGAGTGCCAAGTACGCAGACACTGACCAGTTAGAGCTGATGGCGTTGGCGACGTTCAAGCACTTCCCAGACGTCGAAGAAGTCGATGCGGCGCTGTTCTTTGTGATAGCAAAAGCGTTCATCCGCAAGAAGTACCTGCGAGCTGATGCGCCGGGGCTGTGGGCGAAATGGTTGAAGCGGTACGGACGGATATTAACGGCGATAGAATCCGGGGTGTGGAACCCCAAAACATCAGGGCTGTGTAAAAAGTACTGCGTAGTACTGAGCTGCCCTCATAACGGGAGGAACATGTGATGCCAAGCGGTAAGAACTATGTGCGTGACTACAAGCAAGAAGCCAAGACCGCCAAAGCCCGTGGAGAACACGGGGACCGCATGGAGCGCCAGCGTGCACGGCGCGCGGTCGACAAGACCGGTGCGGACAAGAACAACAACGGCACGGCGGACAAGCGTGAGGGCAAAGACGTGTCTCACAACAAGATGCTCAAGGACGGTGGCAGTAACGCTGATGGATACAAAGTAGAGTCCGCAAGCGCTAACCGCAGCCGCAACGGCCAACACCCGAAGAAGTAAGGGCAACAATGCAGATTTACGACAACAAAGCAGTGCTGCTGCGGGTACGCAATCCGCAGCAGATATTAAACACGATACCTAAAAGCAAGCAGATGTCAGACGGGAGGGTTGCAATAAACTGGGGGCTGGAGGAAATGCAGGTGCTTAAAAACCTCGGCATTAAGCAAGTCCCTTCGCCCATAAATAAGTCATACGGCTGGCCGGGGCTGTACACCCCGTTCGCACACCAGCGCACCACGGCAGAGTTTCTGACACTACACCGACGGGCGTTCTGCTTTAGCCAGCAGGGGTCGGGCAAGACTGCGGCAGCGGCGTGGGCAGCAGACTATTTGATAACGGCCGGAGTTGTTCAGCGCGTGTTGGTGGTGTGCCCCCTGTCTATCATGGACGTAGCGTGGCGGTCGGACTTCTTTAAAACCATCATGCACCGCAAGGTGGACATCGCTCACGGCAACGCCGCCAAGCGTAAGGCCGTGATAGAGGGCGACGCAGAGTTCGTGGTGACCAACTACGACACCGTGGTTAACTCTCTGGAAGACCTCAAGTATGGCCGATTCGACTTGATAATCTGCGATGAGGCGACGTATCTGAAGAACGTGCAGACCAAACGATGGAAGGCTCTCAGGCAGTTGGTGGGGCCAGACACATGGTTGTGGATGATGACAGGTACCCCTGCGGCGCAGTCCCCGGAAGACGCGTACGGCCTAGCGAAGTTGGTGAACCCCAACGGCGTGCCAAAGTATTTCACGGGGTTCCGTGATCTTGTCATGTACAAACTAACCCAGTTCAAGTATATACCACGGCCCGACTCTAAAAATATCGTGCACGAAGCACTGCAGCCCGCGATACGGTTTACAAAGGCGGAGTGTATGGACTTACCGGACATGGTTACCGTCAAGCGCAAGGTGGAGTTGACTCCGCAGCAGGCCAAGTACTACAGCATCATGAAGAAGCAGATGGTGATTGAGGCGGCTGGCGAGCAGGTAACCGCAGTAAATGCGGCGGTGAAGCTGGGTAAGTTACTGCAGATCAGCGCAGGGGCTGTGTACAGTACGGACGGGGAGACCATAGAGTTTGATATCAGCAGCCGCTACAACGTGCTTATGGAAGTTATTAACGAGACGGAAAACAAGGTGCTGATCTTTGCCCCGTTTCGCAGTGTCATTGGGATACTGACCGCTCGGCTAAACGCCGACGGAATTACCGCAGAGATTATCAACGGCAGC